TTGATATCTCGTAATTCATCGATTCGAGACCAATTCTTTCTATCCATTTCAAAGCTTATCTTAGCGTCTATAGCCTTCTTAAACTTGTCAACCTCTTTAGTAGATATAGCTATCTTGCCTTGTTTAGCAAGTACTTTAGCAAACTGATTAGCAACATTAGCCGCTTTAGTAGCATCACCGGCACCATAAAAGGCAACCATGTTCTGATTCTTTGCCGCTTTCATTAAGTCAGTCCAATCAAGGTCTAAGTCCTGTAATTCCGGTATAGCAAGGAAGTCAGGGTCATCAACAGTACGCTTAGCAATTTCATCATAGAGTCTTTGTTTCTTAGATGTCTGTAATACATTAGATAACTCAGCAGAAGCTCTGTCACCTGTAGATAAAGATATAATTTGCGCTCCACTAGAGGAAGCATCGTTTTCTATCATCATCTTTGTTTTGTATTGTGCTAATCGTTGTCGTTGTGCGTTAGTCCATAAAGACTTGTCAGTTACCATTTCACCATTCATGTGCCTGTGTATACGAGTATACTCAAGAGCCAGTCTAGCTAACTTACCAATTTCTTCTTCATCTGTAACCGCTACAAGGGGGTTAGTTAAGAATTCTTTGATACGCCTGTCCGGTTGTGTGGGAGAGAGCATAGTCTCGCCGATTTCTAATAAGTTCTTTTCTTGGTCTTTAAAAGCTTTTATTCTACCTTTGTTAGTTAATGTGTTTAAAGGGCTTCCTACTAGTGCGCCTATCTGAACTTGTAGTTCTTCTACAGCGTCTGCGTTAATAGCAACTGCTCTGGCGGTGTTTAAGAATGGTCTAACAGTTTCACCCTTAGTGGGTGTAAGTAAACCACGATGATAAACACGACCACGAAAGTCAACTGAGGCATCAACAGAGAATGATTGTCCTTTTTGTCTGTAGTACTTAGCTGTAGCTAATACGCCACGACCATCATTACCACGACCAATAAAGAGTTTCTTCATCTCATTGATATCGTCCCACTTCTTAGCTTCACCTCGTTTATCTTTAAAGTAAACTAACCTTTCAGCAAAGTCAAAGAAATCATTGTCAACCTCATACTTAACAGAGTTAGCATGATTAAGCATTTGTGCCATTTCACGGTCTATCTGTTTAGGGTCATAGTCTGCATAAACTTTTTCAGATACCACCGGCATCTTGGTCTTTCTACCGCGAGCATCATAAAATTCTTTTGAACCTGCTCTGGCATAGACTTTGTTTTTACTATCGTGATAACCGAATCGTCTTGCTTGTCGAGCTTTTTCAGCCGCTACTTGTAATTGCCTCATAGAGCCGTTTACAATAGTAATCTGTCTAGTAACATTAACACCTCTTAAAGAAGTATTACCGACAGGTCTGCCTGTAGTCAAATCTTTAGGAGCAGAAGTTCCAATATCTCTTATTGTAGTTGTTCTTAACATTCCCTGTTTCTCAAGAGAGTTAATAATCTTACTTCCATCTTTGTGGAATTCATTAAGAGTTTTAGAACGAAATAAGTTTAAGTTACCGAGTTCTTCATCAAAGATTTGTCCAATTTTAATTGCTAACATATCATAGTCAGCACCATCGGCAGTAGCAATAGCTTCCATAGCCTTAGAAAGTGCACTTGTGCTTTTATCTTTTAAAGCCTCTTTAGCCGCTTTACGCTCACCTGCATATAAGAATTCGAAGTCTCTTATGTTTCTTGCTTTAGACCTAGCCGCTGTAACTGCTCTAGTAATCGCTGAGTCTTGTGGACCTCGGTCTAAGAACTTCTTAAGCGTTTTATAAGCAGTATAACCCGGAATTTCATTTAACAACTTCTTTTTAATAGCCTCTTTAGAAGGATACCTTGATATAATAGGTTGTGTGTAAGCCGCTATAGGTGCTTTAGCATTAAAATAAGCTTTCTTAGCCAGTTTAGCCCCTTCATTGCCGCGCCATGTTTCAATGTATCTGTTGTCTTTAATTTGAGAATCAATTAACTCACCAATAGTATACTTCTTATTGAAGATAAAAACATCAGGGTCATTGTTTAATGTAGTTGTTATATTTCCAAATAACTTTCCTCTGTCCGCTGAACGGTTAAACATTAGTGTTCCCAAGTCTTGTACAGCATTAAGTGTAAACTTTCTGAATACAGAAGTCGACTTGCCCCAAGCTTCCCCTGAGTTATTGTATCGTGTAAATGTTTGTCTCATAACATCTGTAATAACAGAGCGTTGGTTTATAGAAACATCTCTGCTTAAACTATCAACAAACTTTTCAATGTATTTCTTTTGTTTGTCAGTAAGAACCTCACTACCAACAACTTTAGCCATTCTTTCTGTAAGAATCTCTGGCTCTTGTATTTGTAAGTGTCTACCTGCTCCAGTTGTGTAATCAGCACCTTCAGCATTCATAACTGCACCATCACGGTTGTTCTTAAACGCTCTACGACTACCTTGTTTCTGAGATAAAGAGTTACCTTTAAAATCAGTCAAGGCTAGTGCTTGAGCATTCTCAGCCGCATCATTCTTAAAGTGTGCTTTTAAAGCCGCAGTATTAGATTTAGAAGCCATTAGCTCATCAGGAGTATTGAAGTTTAAACTTACAACACTGTCATTCTTAGCTGTTGGTCTTGTTACTGTTTTGTTCGCCCGTCTCATTAAGCCTCTCATAGATAATGCTTTACCTAGAGGCGAGACAAATTCTGAAGCTTTTAATTTTCCTTGTTGGAATAGTTTTGCTTGTCTTTCTCCACCGAGTTGTTTGATTTGAATATCGGTGCCTTGTTTACGAAGCCACGAAGTATAGTCTTTAATCTTCGGGGTCTTGCCGCTGAGTTCAGTCTTAGAAATAGCTTTAAGATTCTTCGGTTTAATGTTCTTGGACTTAATAGCTTGTAAATCGTCCTTCGATTTAATGACCGGAACCATCGTACTGCGGCAATTCCAGTGTAAAGGAGGTTGAAAGCGTCTGTCATTGATATCATAAGTTTTCCCATTATGGTAAGAACAAACCGCACTTGTACGACCATCCAATATAGCAGTAAACATATAACCTGATATTACTTCTTTATTAGCTTCCATTACACTATTCAACGCAGTAGTTTGTGTTGTAGTAATAGATGTTCTTGTTAGTGTCTTAGCTTGGTGTTCTGTTATCTTAGTTGTTTTTAAAACATCTTTAATAATCTCATTTTGAGTTAAACCTTTTGCTAATCCACCTTTAACTTTTTGTTGTATTCGAACCAATTCACCAGCGGCAATATTGCTAGTGTTCTTACCAAGAGTTTTAACACCCTTGATTTGTGGTCCTGTTATTTCTGCTAGAAGCGCTTTAGTTTTAGGCTTCTGTACTCGATAGAACTTCTTTAGTTCTGCATCGAGGTTATTCTTGTGAAAGACTCTTTGTGAGTTGGAGAACTCTAGTATGCTCTTTTTATTGTGAGCAAGCAGTTCTTTTCCGAAGCGAGTTACTTCTGGTTTCACATCAGCACGGATATCCCCTCTTAAAAGGTCTTGTAAATTCTTTCTGTGCAATTTTATGATACTACGGTTCTTTAATTGAACACCATTCTCATATAGACGGATGTCGCCACTGTGGTCAACTATCCTGTCAAAAATCTTTTCGTTGATAGACATAAAGTCTCCTTTCGATTAGGGTCATTCTCCCTCTACATAAATGTATAAGCGAGACCCCCCGAAGGGAGCCTCTTAATTTTATTCTTCTTCTAAGTCCATTTTGTCATCTTGAGCTTCATCAGCCGGGGTCTGAACTAAAGGGTCTACTTGAATTGCTTCAATAGCCGCTTCGTCATCATAATCAGCTGGTAAGAAATCATTGTACTTAGCAATGTTGACAAATGTGTCTCTAGAAATAATACCACCTTGGTACCATTCTGATACAAGACGCATAGCACCTTCTCCACCAACAGTAGCGGCGAAGTCAGAAGATAGTTGGAATTCAATATCGTTACCTGTGAACTCTAAATCGTATTTCCAATTAATCATAAATGCTAGTATCTCTTGCATTGTTCCTGATATCTTAGCGTTCATAGTTCCCAACTGTGCAGTCTGAGAAGCATTACGAATCTCTAAAGCAACACCTGAAGCGGCTTGCTCTGGGGATAACATGCGTATTCCCATCTTAGCCATTTCTTGAACTGTAGCTTCGATTGCTCTGTCCATGTCTGATAATGCGCCAGTAGGTGTTTCTAATACTGTGATAGATTCGTCTTTACGAACTCTTAGCCAAGTACCTAAACCTGCACCTACTAGTTCTTCGAATTCTTCATCAGTCATATCTGATTGTACAACAGGAGTATAAGTAGCCGCACCCATTAATAGGTGGTTACGACGAGACACTTTGTTGTATAAAGCAACTTCACGGTCTATCAAAGGCATTAGTACTGGCTCAACAGGTTCTAACTGTCCGTTTAAAGGGAAAGCAGGTATTCTGTCTAAGCGCTCACCAAACTTCATTGGATAAACTGTATCATATAATTGGAATCCACCATCAGCGGAATCTTCGTATTCTTGTTGTATAACACCATTCAGTGATTCTACTTCGTGTGAACCATGTCTTTTCTTGTAGTAATCTAATACTAAGAAACCACCTTCATCAAGGT